CCTAAAGAGTATTTCGAACAATTTGATCTGGTCATAGGCGATGAAGCGCACCTATTCAAAGCTAAATCTCTTACTTCTATTCTTACTAAGTTGTCATCTTGTAAATATCGTTTCGGGTTTACTGGTACACTGGATGGAACACAGACCCATAAACTAGTTCTTGAAGGATTATTTGGACCTGTTCGACAAGTTACAACTACTTCTGAACTTATTGAACAAAAACACTTGTCTAATTTCTTGATTAAGGCTATAATACTAAAGTACCCTGATGATATTCGTCAACAATTACGGAACGCAGATTATCAGGCGGAGATCGATTTCCTTGTGCGCAACGAAGCACGTAATCGATTTATTAAAAACCTTACTCTCTCGCTCGAAGGCAATACTCTATTATTGTTCCAGTTCGTAGAAAAGCATGGTAAAATTTTACATGAGTTGTTAAAGGATCAAGGTAAGCCTGTCTTTTTCGTTCATGGTGGGGTTGATGGAGAAGATCGTGAAAACATTCGTAGAATCGTGGAGAAAGAACAAAACGCTATTATTGTTGCTAGCTCGGGAACTTTCTCCACAGGTGTTAACATTCGCAATCTGCATAACGTTATATTTGGCAGTCCTTCAAAATCCAAGATTAGAAATCTACAATCAATTGGTCGTGTACTACGCAAATCAGATAGTAAAGATAGCGCAGTCCTTTATGATATCGCTGACGACTTGACTTGGAAATCTAGAAAAAATTATACCTTACTGCATTTCATGACACGTGTAGCAATCTACAATGAAGAGAAATTCGAGTATAAAATTTATCCAGTAAATTTAAAGGCATAAAATGGAAAAGCAAATAGTAAAGAAGCCACCATCAAAAAATCATTACGTGAACAACAAAGACTTGTATCAAGCAATGAAGAAGTATAAAGAGGCAGTTAGGAAGTCAGAAGCTGAAGGAACTACAAAGCCTCGTGTACCAGATTATGTTGGTGTTTGTCTTATGCAAATTTGCAATCGACTATCGCATCGTCCAAACTTTATCAACTACTCCTATAGAGAGGATATGATTGCAGACGGTATTGAAAACTGCATTGCTGCAGTAGATAATTTTGATCCAGATAGATACGAAAATCCGTTCGCATTTTTCACGATGATTGCGTGGAATGCGTTCATTCGTCGTATTGATAAAGAGAAAAAGCAAGCTTACATCAAGCATAAGAATTACGAAAACTCTGGAATCATGGACGAATTGTGGGATCAAAATTATATGGAAGGTGGATCCACCTACGCTATGCAAGCAAAACATAATGAGTATTCAGAAGATCTTATTCGCAACTTCGAAAATAAGTTGACTAAAAACACAAAGAAGAGTAAGATTGGAGTTGAGAAGTTCGCAGAGGAAAAAGAAGATGAAGAACCTGCACCTAGTGCCAGCTAATGTTATTGATCTGGTAAACAAATTAGACGACACAACCGTCAGAGAAAATGAGAAGAATAATTACATTCTTCGTTTAGAAGCTATCAGAGATTACACGACAACTTGTTTAAACACGCATCATCGAGATAAAAATTCGATGACAAATAAGTCTCCATTGGTAAGAAAGAATAGCATCCTTAGATGAAAATTGCACTGATTACTGACACACATTGGGGAGTTCGTAATGACAACCTTGCGTTCATGGACAACTCCAAGAAATTACTTGATGATATCTTTTTTCCATATCTTAAAAACAATGATATTGACACTGTTGTGCATCTTGGCGATCTCGTGGATCGTCGTAAATATATCAATGTTAATACTGCTCGGCGTCTAAGAGAAGACTTTCTTGATCCTCTTGCTAATGGAGGATACGATGTGCATTTTATTGCTGGCAATCATGACACGTATTTCAAAAATACGAATGCAGTTAATGCTCTTAGAGAACTTGTCGTAGACAAATATTCTTTCAAAGTTTACGATCAGCTTCCACGCGAAGTGGAATTTGATGGAACAATCATCTTAATGCTACCATGGATATGCGATGAAAACAGACAACTTAGCCTCGAAAAAATTCGATCTACACCAGCACAAATCGTTATGGGACACTTGGAACTTGCAGGTTTCGAAATGTACCGAGGATCTATGGTTAGTCACGGTGACGACCGCCATATATTTGATCGTTTCGATCTTGTGCTCAGTGGCCATTATCATCACCGCTCCTCTGATGGCACTATTCATTATTTGGGTAGTCATGCGGAATTTACTTGGTCTGATTATGACGATGCTAAAGGGTTTCATATCTTTGATACTGTAACTCGCGAGTTGACATTTATCAAGAATCCATATAGAATGTTCAGTAAGCTTTGGTATGATGATGTAACTCCTGGTAAAGAGCCAGAAGGTTATGATCTATCTGCAGTTAAAGATATGAATTTGAAAGTCATCGTTACTAACAAGACAGACCCATATCGTTTTGATATGTTCATCAACCAAATCGAGAAGGTTGGTGTATTAGAAATGCAAATTGTCGAAGATCATCTCAATTTGAATTTGGAAGACGATAGCGATATCGTCAGTGAAGCTGAATCAACTATTGATATTTTTAAGCACCATATTGAGCAAATTAATGTTACTAGTTTGGACAAGAAACGACTTGAGAAAACAATCGTTGATCTGTATCAAGAGGCTCTTACAATAGAATGATTGAATTCAAAAAGCTACGTTGGAAAAATTTCCTTTCAACTGGAAATCTTTTCACAGAGGTTAGTCTCAATACATCACCATCAACACTTATTGTCGGCGAGAATGGAGCAGGTAAATCTACCATTCTCGACGCACTCACATTCTCATTGTTCGGCAAGCCATTTCGTAAGATCAATAAGCCGCAGCTACTCAATTCTATCACGCAGAAAGGTCTTGTGACAGAGATAGAATTTGATATTGGTAGGAACCAGTATAAGATTGTTCGTGGTATTCGCCCAAACATTTTCGAAGTGTATCAAAACGGTACTCTGTTGAATCAATCAGCAGAAATGAAAGACTATCAAGAGGTTCTTGAGAAGCAAATCATCAAGCTAAACTTCAAGTCGTTTTGTCAGGTTGTTGTTCTTGGTAGTGCTTCGTTTGTTCCTTTCATGCAGCTTACCAGCCATGCTCGCAGAGAGATTATTGAAGATCTTCTAGACCTTCAAATCTTTACTACTATGAACACTTTGTTGAAAGACAAAGTTCAGCGAAACAATGAAGAGCTAGTTGACGTTACTGCCGATCAAAAAGTGATCACAGAGAAGATTAAGATCATCAAAGAGCATCTTCTCGAAAAACAAAACAACAATGAGAAAATCGTTGCTGAAAAGGTAGAGCGTATTGAAGAAACAAACGCTACTATCAGTGAATACGCTATTCAGTTTCAACAGCTTTCTCAAGAGATCAAAGATCTTCAAGAATCTGTCAAGAACGAAGCAGAGCTTTCGAAGAAAATCAACAAACTCTCTTCTTTGAGACATCAAATCGAAGCGAAGACGAAACAGCTTTCCGAGGAAATTAAGTTCCTTGCCAATCATGATAACTGCCCGACATGCACTCAGGTTATTGATTTGGACTTCAAGAAGCAGCATATTGCTAGTAAAGAAAGCAAAATATCTGAGTCAGAAGAAGCTTTGCAAATGCTTGTGAAGAAGTATGACGAAGCCAATGCTGATCTTCAAAAGATTGTTGAAGTAAACAATATAATGAACACGAAAGAGTTCGATAAGATCCGTCTCAAAGAAAAGATCAAAGCTCTAGAGAGTTATAGCAATCAGCTCGAAAAAGAAATCAATCAGATCAACAAGACGCATGAAGCTGACGAAGACAGCAAGATGGGCGATTTGGAAACTGAATTGAACGCTGTGGCAGAACGATATAATGAAGTCATGGATCAAAAGCAGATCTATACTGCTGCCTCTATGCTTCTGAAAGATGGCGGTATCAAGGCAAGGATTATCAAGCAGTATGTTCCTGTTATTAATAAGCTCATCAATAAATATCTTAGTGCTATGGACTTCTTTGTTCAGTTCGAACTTGATGAGGAGTTCAACGAAACAATTAAGTCTCGATTCCGCGATGAGTTTTCTTACGCTTCCTTCTCGGAAGGGGAAAAGATGCGCATTAACCTTGCGATCCTTTTTACTTGGCGTGCTGTTGCTAAACTCCGCAATTCAGTTAGCACTAATTTACTCATTATGGATGAGGTAATGGATAGCTCTCTCGACTCGAATGGAACAGAAGAGTTTTTAAAGATATTAAATAACTTGACTTCTGACACGAATACGTTTATCATTAGCCATAAAACAGATCAGCTCTATGATAAATTCTCGACTGTTTTGAAGTTCGAAAAGAAACAAAACTTCAGTAAGGTAGCATCATGACAACATGGAAAGTTCAACTAGAGCAAGACCCAGAAACAGGAGAGTTAATTCTCCCAATACCTGTCGATCTTTTATCCCAAATGGGATGGATAGAAGGTACAGAATTATTTTGGAATGATAATGAAGATGGCACATTTAGCCTGAAGGAAAAGAAAAATGAACCTAGTGAAACCCAACGATCAAATCCTGACGACCCCTTGCAAACCTTTTGATTTTACACAACCAGCTTTCGATCCAATTGAATTTGCTAGAGAGCTAGTTCATTTTATGTATGATCACAATGGTATTGGATTGGCTGCTAATCAAGTAGGCGTTTCTTACCGTGTGTTTGCAATGCGTGGACATCCAGAGAATTTCGTTTGCTATAATCCTAAAATTGTCAGCATCGGCGAAGAGATGATGACGCTAGAAGAAGGATGCTTGAGCTATCCTGGACTTCTTGTTAAGGTCAAGCGTCCAAAAACGATCCGTGTTCGTTTCGCTCAACCTAACGGAGATGTTCGCACGGATACGTTTACGGGAATGACTGCACGTATTTTTCAACACGAATACGATCATCTTGAAGGGAAGCTTTACTTTAATCGGGCTTCGAGGTATCATAGAGATACAGCGTTGGAAAAGTGGAGACGGAAACAGTGAACATCTTTTACGTAGATCATGATCCCGACAAAGCAGCGAAAGCTTTGGTGGACAAGCACGTCGTCAAGATGATCCTCGAGAGTGCACAGTTGCTCTCGACTGCACATCGAGTTCTTGACGGTAAGGAATATGTGAAGCTATCAGAAACTGGTCGCAAGAAGAAAGTTTATGTTCTTCCAGATGCACGAGATGGTATCATGTACCAAGCCACGCACATCAATCATCCATCGGCTGTTTGGTGTCGTACTTCAGTTGAAAATTACAACTGGCTCGTCGAACACTTTTTCTCTCTCCTTTACGAATACGAATTTCGCTACGGCAGAGAACATAAATGTAAACAGATGACATATGATCTTCAGTCTCCTCCTTTCAATTTGAAAGCTTGGGATTGGACACCTATGCCATCTTGTATGGCAGAAGAATATATTATTTCAGAAGACCCCTTGACAAATTACCGAAACTACTATAAGATTGGTAAAGCTAGGATGCACTCCTGGAAAAACCGCCAACCACCAGAATGGATTATACAATGAGTATGTTTACAGACGTTCATAATTTTCATTATGCTTTCGGTCAGCGTATTGGCGAAAAGCCAGAGCTTCCTAGTCCAGAGGAACGCTGTTTGCGAATCAGGCTCTTGGAAGAAGAGTTTGAAGAATATCTTTCAGGAGAAGGAAAAGACGACATTGTCGAAATTGCTGATGCCTTGGCTGACCTCATTTACATTGCATGCGGGACTGCTGTATCTTATGGTATTCCACTAGATGTAATCTTCGATGAAGTTCATGCCTCGAATATGGCAAAGCTTGTTGACGGAAAAGTGCTACGGCGCGAAGACGGTAAGATTCAAAAGCCAGAAGGTTGGCGTCCGCCAGATATTAAACGAATTTTGGAGGGTAACAATGGTTGAAGTACTAGTACGCCAAAAGATTGATTCAGAAGAAACTCTTGGCACTTTTATCAGCAACAACTACTACGATCGAGTTATTGAAACTGATTGCGATCTATATGCAGAGGATCCGCTCGATCCTACGTTGATGAACGAGAGCAATATCATCTTCAAGTATCGTAAGAATGTTTTTACGAAAGAAGAACAAGATGCAGCGTATGCTGGTTTGAGAGCAGCTGCTACTGAATCGCAAAATCGTGGTATGGCTGCTGGTCCTCGTGGCGATCAGCTTGGTCAAGAAGGTCGCGGTAATCGCGACTGGGTTACTGCAGAGCAGCTCGAAATTCTTGCTTTTCTTTCACGTCCTCTCAACACACTTGAAGATGGTACGACAATCGAGTCAATCAAAGAAAGCCACAAGCGTGGCTCGAAAGAAGAAACTCGTGGTCAGGTATGGCTTCGCTCTGAAGTGACAAAGGTATATCCTGAATATCATGGTTGGTTCGATAAGTGGCTTTCTGGTCTTCATAATAAGTCTCGCGAAGAACAGATCACAGAAGCAAATTATGTAATCAATACGTATATCTCAGAGACAAATTACGCACAATCAGTTATGTCTGGTATTGCTGGTTACTTTGATCGTTACCCTCGCATCCCATATGGTCGTGCAACTTCTTATACTGAGAAAAATCTCGAACAGTTTGCAAAGTCGTATCCTTATCTTCATAAGCTTAATGATCAGTTTCGCGAATTGATTCCTGGTAGATGGAAAGCTCAAAATGAACAAGCAAACCGACTTGACGATCGATTCCGTATCGATGGCACTGTCTTCACTACTCTTACTGTTAACCACAACTGGCGTACTGCCTGTCACCGAGATGCGGGTGATCTTACTA